CGTGAACTTCACCTCTGCTGAACTTACCATGCAGTTGGATGACTTCGCAGAGCGTGTATTGAAGCCTCGTATTTCGCAGCTGGCTTCCAGCATCGATGCAGACGTTGCTAACGCGTACAAAAACGTGTTCAACTCGGTCGGCACCCCTGGCACCACCCCATCGACTTCGCTTGTTCTGCTGCAAGCTCAGCAGAAGCTGAACGAAAACGCAGCTGTGATGGCGCCACGCTACGCAACCGTTAACCCAGCTGCTAACGCTGGTCTGGTTGAAGGCATGAAAGGTCTGTTTAACCCGACCGACACTATCAGCCGCCAGTTCAAAAACGGCATGATGGGCATGGGCGTGCTGGGCTTCGACGAAGTCAACATGTCTCAGTCGATCAAGCAGCACACCAACGGTGACTGGGGTACTTCGATCACCGTGACTTCGACTGTCACGACCGAAGGTCAGTCCACGCTGCCAATCAGCTTTACCGGCTCGAGCAAGACTTGGAACGTCGGCGACGTGTTCACCATTGCTGGCGTGTTTGCGGTTAACCCACAGACCCGTGAATCGACCGGTTCGTTGCAACAGTTTACTGTAACTGCCGCTGCTACTGGTTCGTCTACTGCAACGCTGTCGATCTCGCCCGCGCTGTACTCGGCAAGCCAAGCTCTGGCTACCGTGTCGGCACTGCCCACCGCAACATCTGTTGTCACCATGCTGGGTTCGGCTGCTACTGCCTATCCGCAGAACTTGGTCTACCACAAGGATGCGATTACTTTTGCAACCGCCGACCTGTTGATGCCACAAGGCGTGGACATGGCTTCTCGTCAAGTTCACAACGGTATTTCGATGCGTGTTGTTCGTCAGTACGACATCAACAACGACCGTCTGCCTTGCCGTATCGACGTTCTGTACGGTTACAGCACCATCCGTCCACAAATGGCTTGCCGCCTCTGGGGCTAAGCACTGGTGGGGGCTTCGGCCCCCATTGACGACTTTATTTGAAAGGAAATTATCATGGCTCTTCCTAACGGCGCAGGCGGCTATCAGATTGGTGATGGCAACCTCAACGAAACCATTTTTCAAGTTATTCCGGCTCCAGCAACGGCTACCGTAACTGCGACGTTGACCGCAGCCCAAGTGCTTAACGGCATTTTGCTGGGCAGCCCAGGCGCATCGGCAGCCAGCTACACGCTGCCAACCGTAGCTGATCTAGAAGCTGCGCTACCTAACTCCGACAAGCCAGGCATTTCGTTTGACTTTTCGGTAGTTAACGTCGACGGTTCTGGTTCTGGTGTAATCACGCTTGTGACCAACACCGGCTGGACATTGGTTGGTCTGATGACCGTTGTTGCAACTGCTGGCACGGCGCAAATCTTCCGTGCTCGTAAGAGCGGCGTTGGTACTTGGACTCTGTATCGCGTTGGCTAAAAACTTCGGGGGCTTCGGCCCCCGTCTTGCAAAGGATAGATCATGCCTAATACCAAGCCTATTGGTGTTGCGTATACAGACCAAGACATCGTCGGTGCCCAGTACATTCTGTCGGATGAACAGTTTGGCTACACCGCTGCTGCTCAAGGTACGGTTACGCAAGCCACCAGCAAATCAACAGCTGTTACGTTGAACAAAGCTGCTGGACAAATCACCATGAATAACGCTGCGTTGGCGGCTGCAACCAACGTGACGTTTACTTTGAACAACTCACTTATCAGCGCGAACGATATTGTTATTCTGAATATCGCCGCAAACGCCACTGCAGGTTCGTACAACTGCTGGGTTTCGGGTTTAAGCGCTGGCGCGGTCACGATAACTGTCCGCAACATTTCTGGCGGTTCGCTGTCAGAAGCTGTTGTGCTTAATTTTGCTGTTATCCACTGCGTATAACCAATAGGGGCTTCGGCCCCTATACACCCTATGACAATTTATCTTCGACACCCGGTTCACGGCTCCAAAGTCGCCACCATGGCGATGGAGGCTGATTTTGATGAACAAAACGGATGGGAGCGGTATAATCCAGACACGCCTTCGGCTCCCGAAGAAGCGGCGCCAGTCAACGAGCTGGAACCTAAACGTCGTCGTGGCCGCGCTCCTGTAGAGGCAGTAGCGGCAGAATAAGGAGCTTGAATGGCAACCGCCTTCGACCAGATTAAAGCGGCCCTCCGGCTTATCGGCCAGCTGGCTGAAGGTGAAGAGCCTTCCCCGCAAGCAGCGCAGGATGCGCTGACAGCCATGAATCAAATGATTGATTCGTGGAACACCGAGCGTTTAGCCGTCTTCTCAACTGAAGACCAAGTGTTTAACTGGCCAACGGACACAATTACGCGCACGCTGGGGCCATCCGGCGATTTTGTCGGCAACCGTCCTATTCTGATCGACGACGCGACGTATTTCCGTGACCCGCAGACTAACGTCTCGTACGGCATCAAGCTGATCAACCAGCAGCAGTACGACGGTATTGCGGTCAAGACTGTGACCAGCACGTACCCACAGGTCATGTTCGTCAACAATACGTACCCTGACATCACCATGACCATCTATCCAAAGCCTACACGGCTTTTGGAGTGGCATTTTGTGTCGGTAGAGCAGCTGACTAAGCCTGCAACGCTAAACACCACCTTGTCCTTTCCGCCGGGTTATCTGCGGGCGTTCAAGTACAACTTGGCGATGGAGATTGCCAACGAGTTTGGTGTTGAGCCTATGCCGCAGGTAACGCGGATCGCAATGACAGCTAAGCGGAATCTGAAGCGTATCAACAACCCAGATGACGTGATGTCTATGCCGTACTCGCTGGTTGCAACCCACCAGCGTTACAACATCTACGCAGGTAACTTCTAAGCCGTGAAGACGCCTATCCTCGGTCAATCGTACGTCGCGCGCAGCTTGAACGCTGCCGCTGCACGTCTAGTCAACCTGTATCCCGAGATTACGCCATCACCGGAAGGCAACGAGCCTGCGTATCTGAACCGGGCGCCAGGCTTGCGCAAGCTGGCAACCGTCGGTACAGGGCCGATTCGTGGCATGTGGGCTTACGGTGGCTACGGCTACGTTGTGTCGGGCGCTCGGCTGTACCGAGTAGATACGAACTGGACGGTGACCAACATCGGCGGTGTGTCAGGCACGGGGCCGGTGTCGATGGTGGATAACGGGACGCAGCTCTTCATCGCGGCTAACCCTGAAGGGTTTATCTACGATGCGTCAACCGAAGCGTACGCTGAGATTACAGACGTAGACTTTCCAGGCGCTATAACGGTCGGCTATCTGGATGGCTACTTCATCTTCCAAGAGCCTAACTCGCAAAAGTTTTGGGTGTCTGAGCTGCTAGACGGCACGCAAATTGACCCGTTGAGCTTCGCCAGCGCGGAGAGTATGCCGGACAACCTAGTGTCGCTGTTTGTCGACCACCGCGAGGTGTGGCTGTTTGGCACGCAGTCGGTGGAAGTCTGGTACAACGCAGGCACCTCGCCTTTCCCGTTGGCTCGCATCCAAGGTGCAGTCAACGAATTAGGCTGCGCGGCCACTTATTCGGTTGCCAAGATGGATAACTCGCTGTTTTGGCTCGGCGCGGATGCCCGCGGCCAAGGCGTGGTGTTCCGTGCTCAAGGTTATTCTGGCCAGCGCATTTCGACCCACGCGGTTGAGTACGCTATCCAAAGCTACGGCACGATCTCGGACGCTATCGGCTTTACCTACCAGCAAGATGGCCATTCGTTTTACGTGTTGACTTTTCCGACGGCCCAAAAAACGTGGGTGTTCGACGTGGCCACGGGCGCATGGCATGAGCGTGCAGGGTTTGCCAATGGCGAGTTCATCCGCCATCGTGCCAACTGCCAGATGTTCTATAACAATGAAGTCGTCGTTGGCGACTTCCAGAACGGCAAGATTTACGCGTACGATCTTGATGTGTTTGCTGATGACACGCTGCCACAAAAATGGCTGCGATCGTGGCGCGCATTGCCTACTGGCCAGAACAACCTAAAGCGTACCGCCCAGCATACGCTACAGCTCGAGTGCGAAACGGGTGTCGGTATTGTGACGGGCCAAGGTAGCGACCCGCAGGTCATGTTGCGCTGGTCAGACGATGGTGGCCACACTTGGTCAAACGAACACTGGACGGGCATGGGTAAAATCGGTAACTACGGCTACCGTGCCTTCTGGCGCCGGTTGGGCATGACCGACAAGTTGCGCGACCGCGTGTACGAGGTGTCCGCCACTGATCCGGTCAAGATCGCCATCCTGGGCGCCGAATTAGTGATGTCGGGCACCAATGCCTAATACTGATAACGAACCGCAACTCCCTAAGAACCAGTCGCCGATCACCGACGACCGGACGGGGATGGTGTCGCGTGACTGGTATCGGTTCTTCCTAAACCTGCTCAACAAAGCCAACTCCGGCGGCGGCGGCTCTGGCACCGTCACGTCGGTCAATGTCTCCGGTGGCACGACAGGCCTGACAACCTCGGGCGGCCCAGTCACAACCTCTGGCACCATCACGCTGGCAGGCACGCTGGATGTCGATAACGGCGGCACGGGCGCCACCACAGCGGCTAACGCTCGCGCAAACTTAAGCGCAGCGCAAAGCGGCGCAAACACGGACATTACGTCGATTGCGCTGACTACAGGCACCATAAGCACAGCGCCTAGCGGAAACAATGACATAGTCAACAAATTTTATGCTGACACGCTTATCAGCGGCGTTAACTTTCATGCTGCGTGTAATTACGCCACCACGGCGGCTCTGTCGCCTGCCAATACATACAACAATGGTACGGGCGGTGTGGGCGCTACGCTTACGGCCAGCTCCAACGGTACGCTGACCATTGACGGGTATACGTTTGTTACCGCCGATATAGGCAAGCGGATACTAGTAAAAGATGAAGCTGCTGGCGCTAATAATGGCGTCTACACATTGACGCAAGAAGGATCGGCATCCCAGCCATATATTCTTACGCGTGCTACCGACTACGATACTGCGGGCACGGGCGCTAATTCGATAGACCAAGGCGATTTAATGCTTGTCTTGTCGGGGGCTGTTAACGCTAATACGTCTTGGGTTCAGCAAACCGCGTTGCCAATTACGGTCGGCACCACGGCACTTGTATTTGTTCAATTTGCAGCGGTTCAAACGTATTCTGCAGGTACGGGGCTAAGCCTTGCCAGCAATACGTTTTCAATCACCAATACTGGCACAGCAGGCACGTACGGCTCTGCATCGGCAGTGCCGGTGTTTACCACCAACGCCCAAGGCCAAGTTACTAGCGTAACCGACACAGCTATCGCCATATCGGGCAGCGCCGTGTCGGGCAACATCAGCGGCCAAGCGGGCAGCGTTGCTAACGCGTTAACGGCAGGTACTGGCATTTCGTACAGTGTCGGCACAACCTACGACGGTTCGGCAGCGGTTACGATCAATAACAGCGGCGTCACTAGCTTTAATACGCGTACTGGCAGCGTTACTCTATCGTCGTCTGACGTTACAACAGCTTTAACTTACACGCCGGTCAACAGAGCTGGCGATACGATGACCGGGAAGCTAAACCTTCCTGCGGTCACAACCGCCGCTTCCCCAATAAATTTAGGTCTAGGCGCCACTACAACAGCCCCTACCTCGCCAGTTGACGGTGATGTTTGGGTAAACGCCACTAACGGTTTGCAGTTTAGGGTTAGCGGCGCAACCCGCACAACAGCTGCACTTCAAACAGCGCAGTCGTTTAGCGCCTTACAGACGTTTAACTCCGGGATAACTTGTTCAATTGGCGCAGTAACCTTCGGCCAAACGGCAAGTGCAATCACGCTCGGTGCGGCCACATCAACCGGAACTATTACTGTTGGTCAGACAACCGGCGCATCGCAAACATTAAATATTCAATCTGGCGCGCTTACCACTGGTTTTACCAAGACAATTAACATTGGTGCAAACGGTCTTTCGGGATCTACTACAACAATGGTAATTGGCTCGGCTAACGGAACTACAGTTGCAGCGAATGGCTCTTGGACGTTTCCAAGCACAATTACCGGCAGTATCAGCGGCACTGCTGCCAACGTAACGGGCACGGTGGCAATTGCCAATGGCGGCACAGGCCAAACAACTCGTCAAGCCGCAATGGACGCACTGGCTGGCGCCGTTACATCTGGGCAGTATTTACGTGGGGACGGAACCGACGTCGTAATGTCTGCTATCCAAGTTGCCGACGTACCGACACTTAACCAAAACACAACAGGCACGGCTAGTAACGTAACGGGCACGGTTGCTGTCGCCAACGGTGGCACTGGTGCGACAACCGCCGCAACAGCGCGCACAAACCTTGGGGCAACCACTGTTGGGTCAAACTTCTTTACCCTGGCTAACCCAAGCGCGATTACTTTCGTGCGTATCAACGCAGACAATACGGTATCTACGCTTGACGCAGCTACATTTAGAACTGCGATCGGCGCGGGCACTGGCAACGGTACAGTTACCAGCGTCACAGGCACAAGCCCCGTGGTGTCTTCGGGCGGCACCACGCCAGCAATTAGTTTGGCAACGGGTTACGGCGACACCCAAAACCCATACGCCAGCAAAACAGCCAATTTCTTTTTGGCAGCACCTAACGGCACGGCTGGCGCGCCGACTTTCCGCGCGGTTGTCGCAGCTGACATCCCTACGCTAAACCAGAATACGACCGGCACCGCCAGCAACGTGACTGGCACAGTGGCGATAGCCAACGGCGGCACAGGCGAGACAACCCGTCAAGCTGCGATGGACGCGCTGGCTGGAGCGGTGACGTCAGGGCAGTATCTGCGCGGCAATGGCACCGACGTGGTCATGTCCGCTATTCAGGCAGCGGACGTGCCGACCCTGAACCAAAACACCACGGGTACGGCCAGCAACGTCACCGGTACAGTAGCGATTGCTAATGGTGGTACTGGCCAGACAACTGCCAGCGCAGCGTTTAATGCCTTGTCGCCAGTCACCAGCACGGGCGATCTGATCATTGGCAACGGTGCCAACAGCTCAACCCGCCTGCCGATTGGGGCGAACAACTACGTTCTGACCTCGAATGGCACGACGGCTGTCTGGGCGGTAGCCAGCGGCTCGGGCGCGACGATTACCAACGACACCGCGACCTCAACAAATGTCTACCCGACCTTTGCGGCGGCCACTTCCGGCGCGTTGTCGACCATCTATACCAGCAACGCCAAATATCTGTACAAACCCAGCACAGGTGAATTAACATCTGAGCATTTCATAGCGGGCAATGGCATATTTGTCAATAAT